TTGAAAGGTGGTCGGAGGGTTTCTCAAGACCCTCCGACGCCTTTCAGCGCCCGGTCTACAGGGGTGTAAATACTGTGGGCCCGTTTGCCGTGGGCTACGGCTGCCTGTGTCTCAGGGGTAAGTACTGGGGCCGCGTTGACCGTGCGGTACGGTTATGCTTTTAGATTAGGATGTCCGTCTGTCCGGCACTCTCTTTTGCTTAAAATGGCCTTAAATCCATGGGAGGCGTAACCATGGGCCCTTTGTTACCTAGACATGATTGCATTGGGGGCCGTCCTTGGGGCTTAGGCCCCAGCCATTTCTCTTGACTCGTCTAAGAGTTTACTTCATCCTTTTCTTTACTTTATTTTCCAGGCTCTCAGCATGCCGACGGCTCTGACCACTGCGCCCGGTGGGGTTAACTGCATGATTAGCATGCAGCTGTAGGAGTTAAAAGTGCTGACAGGCCAATTCTGACGTAAGTCCACTCTATATTAACTTGATCAAGTAAGGTTGATTGATCTTTGTGAGAGGGTAGGCTACGGGTGAAACCCTCTAGGTTAATACTCATATTGAGAGATACCTCCAGAAGGTGAAGGTTGGCGGATATTGGTGAGTTCTTTTAGGACAAAAACCTTTCAACGCCTGTGGGCCCACCTCACTGGCACAATGCTTTCATCCCCAATTGTGATGGGTAGTTTGGACTGAAATCAGGAGTAACCTGCCCTACGAGTTTAGGGGTAGTTCAGGGGTATTTAGGCTTCCACATTTGATAGAGTTTATGAGAGTGAGCCATGCTGCAATCAGTTGGTCGTAGCTTGGATCGCATTCTGACTTTGTCAGAGTTGGAGGAAGAACAGGTGATGCAGACTCCAGATCGAGTTAGTGTTGCCGGAGCAGGGTATTTTACATCTGTCGATCAAGGCAGTGTTCATGCCGCTGTTTCTGGCTCCCATCAAAAAGAGAGATTGTTAACCTCGGTTGACATTCCAGGATCAAAGAAGACTCAAGGAGAAAGATTTTTCTTGATACAACAAGTGGAATGGAATTCTCAACATGTGCAACTTTATAGATTGCTGGACTTAGATGTTGTGGCAGCCTTGATGTCTACACATTTTTCTGTTGATGGATTACTGAAGTACCACACTTATGCTAGATTTGGATTGGAGGTTCAAGTTCAAATTAATCCTACGCCTTTCCAACAAGGAGGATTAAATTGTGCCCTGATTCCTGGGGCTGAAGGAGATGGTTCTTTGACTTGCATGACAATGTATCCACATGGTTTGCTGAACTGCAATATAAATAATGTTGTGAGGATTAAGGTGCCTTTTGTTTACACTAGAGGTGCTTATAATCTGAGAAAACCTGTTTACAGAATTTGGTCTTTAGTTATTAGAGTTTGGTCACAACTTTATGCAGGCACTGGAACCACGACCTATGTCACCGTGAGTGTGTTGGCACGAATGACAGATCTTGAACTTCATGGATTGACTCCAGTCTGGTCACAGATGATGAGAAAAGAGTTTAGGATTTCAACTACTGAAAATGTGGTGAATTTGGCAAATTATGAAGACGCAAGAGCCAAGATATCATTTGCTTTGGATCAAGAAAATTTTAGAACAGATCCATCTGAAGCTGGAGGGATTAAAATTACAAATTTTTCAACTTGGACCTCAGTACCTTCATTGGCAGGTGAATTTGCCTTTAATGCTTCTGCAACTGCTGGAGAACAAATAAGAGTTATTCCAGTTTCACCTTATTACTTTACATTACAGTACAAGGATTCTGGGAGGAGGTGTGTAACGTCTCTAGCTTCAATTGCTCAGATGTACTGTTTTTGGAGAGGTGATATCGTTTTTGATTTTCAGGTTTTTCCAACAAAATATCATTCAGGAAGACTCTTATTTTCTTTTATTCCTGGCAATGAAAACACTGATCTATCTGGACTAACTATGGCCGAAGCAACTTCTGGACCTTGTGCTGTGATGGATATTGGAGGGACAAATTCTACATTGAGGTTTAGAGTGCCTTGGATTTGTGACACACCATATAGAGTGAATAGATCGACCACCACTGTTTATTTGAAATCAAATCATTTCCATGCTATTGGAAAACTTGTGGTGTTTTGTTACAACAGGTTATCAAACCCCTCAAATGTGGTGCCTCATGTGAAAGTGAATGTTTATACATCAGCTATAAATTTTGAATGTTTTGCACCAATTTATTCTGTTTATCCACCAGCTGCAGTAACCCAAGCAGGAGAGGATGGTTCTTTTTCCACTAGTGATGATATAGAACAAAACAGGCCTGATCCATCAAAAGGACCACAACCCGTTCTACAGCATGTCCCTAGGGCTGATAGAGGCAAAATTGATTTAGATGAGGGACGTGCTCCAGTTGGAGCAGTGACTATTATTGAGGATCCTCTTTTGGCACAGAAGATACCACAGACTTTTCCTGAACTTTCTCCTGGACAAACAAGACATACTTCTGATCATATGGACATTTACAAGTATATGGGAAGATCTCATTTTTTGACTACTTTTACATTTACCACAAATAATAAGCAGTTTTCTTTTCCTATTACTTTAACTAAGGATACAACCCAAACTCACCAAATTTCGTCCACTCTTCAGTGGTTCTTTTCCATGATACATCTTTATAGAGGACCATTAGACTTGACATTGGTTGTGTCTGGTTCAACAGATGTGGATGGGATTGTTTGGTTTACTCCAGCAAACATGGCAGTACCCCAACCATGGGTAGAATCTGATTCAACCCTATCAATTGATTACAAAGCTAGTTTAGGAGCTGTGAGGTTTAATACTAGAAGAACTGGCAATATTCAAGTGAGGGTTCCTTGGTATACTGATTTATCATATATTTCAGGGACTGTTCCAACTGATGATGGTTCTGATGGACTTTTTGGAACAATTTCTGTTCAAATTAAAAATTATGATAGACAGGATGAGTACTTGTCTATTTCAGCATATTTGTCAATTACTGAACAGTCTGAATTTTATTTTCCTAGAGCCCCACTGGACAATTCTAAGTTACAGGAGTATCCAAATTCTAATAATATTATGAGAGAGGAGTGTGTTGAATCCTCAGTGGATGCTCCACCCCAACCTATTTTTGAATTGTGGCCGTCAAATCCATATCGAGAACTTAGATTGGAAGTGGGCCAGTTAAGACTGGAGCAAGCAAAGAAAGATTTTGATGAATCCAAACACAAGTATAACCAGGTTAAAAAAGAAACAAAGGCTAAATTTTTGAAGCAAGCTGCTAAGGTGACAAATGAAATCCTTGAAGGAGGAGTTTATACTCAAGCTCTTTTAAAGGATGGAAATTACATTAAAGAAACTGGTGACATTTTTGTCCGCATAGATAAGGGTGTCTATCAGTATGGATTTTTCCATGGTAAAGAAATTGTAACTTTTGATGTTAAGAGCTGGTTTTCTAAAATGAGAGGTGTTTCTAGCAAATTGATTAAAGTTCCCATGGATGGTTGGATGTATCACGAGGTGAGACACAATTTACATGAAGAGATGGTAATAATTGGCAGATTAGTTACATCATGTCCATTTGAATTTGAAGGTTTTGATTACAAAGATGTGGCAGCCTTGATGGACAAAAATCCATGGAATGAAGTGTTTAGAGAGAAAGACAAAATTTTCCAATTTTTCCGAATTTTACAGCCAAGACAAAGAACTGTGATAGATCAGATTTCTGATTCAATAGTAAAATCTACAAATGCAGAAAAGTTGTCTGAAGAGACCGAGGAACTTGTTTCAGAATGTAAAGGTTTAATACAATCTGTTAAGACAGGATTGGCAAATGCAATTATAGGATTTAGGAAGAAAAAATGGATGAAATGGGTTAAATTAGCTTTAAAATTAGTGAAATATGGTTTAGTTATTTATCTTTCATCCAAAATAGAAGATCCATTTCAATTAAAATTACTTTTGGGAATTTCTTTATTGGATTTGGGAGTTGAATTTTTAGATTGTTCTTTTATTTGGTCTGAAGCCATTTTTCAAGCTATAGAACACTCTTTGAAGATGAAGGAAGCTCACCCTGGAATTTATACTCAATCCTTGTTTTCTAGGGAGTCTAGAGACTGGCTTCGTGATGCGGTTGCAGGAATTACAGTATTTAAAGCTGGAAAGGACGCTGTTCTTTGGTTGATTGGTAAGATCAAGGAGTGGTATGATAAATTTTCGGGAAAACAGGCTGAAATTCTTGATGCTATAAAAACAAAAGAATGGGAAATCAGAGTTAAAATTCAACAGGTGGATGATTATTTGGCTAAACCCATAAAAGATTCAGAGAAAGAAGAAGATTTTCAAAGAGGGTTAGACCATATAAGGTCTTTGAGAACTTTTTTAAATTTGACTGATACCATGGATTTGAAGAAATATACTCATGATTTGAGGGATTCTATTAATAGATTGCACCAAAAGATTAGAAATTTAGGTCATGTGGCTGAGACTTCTGTTTCGAGACCTGAGCCTGTGGTTTGTTATTTATATGGCGAGAGAGGGAGTGGGAAGTCTCTTGCTTCTATGGCCTTGGCCACCAAAATTTGTATAATAAATGGAGTTGACCCAAAGAAAAATATTTATACTAAACCAGTTGGGAGTGATTATTGGGATGGATATTCCAATCAATTAGTGTGTATAATTGATGATATGGGTCAATGTACTGATGATGAAGATTGGTCAACTTTTTGTCAGTTAGTTTCAGGATGCCCTTTGAGATTGAATATGGCATCATTAGAGGAGAAGGGAAAACATTTTACAACTCCCTATATAATTTGTACTTCAAATTTGGCTGATCCATCCCCAAAAACTGTTTATGTTAAAGAAGCTATTAGTAGAAGATTACATTATAAAATTGGAGTTATCCCCATTTCCACTTTTGTTGATCCTCAATCTGGTTGTTTAGATGTAGAAAAAGCAAAACAACAAAATGCAATAAAAGATATGTCATGTCTTGTTTTGTCTGTTAATGGAGTGAGGATGCCCTTATCAAATTTGGTAAATATTGTGGTGGACCATTATGGTGTTAAATCCAAGAACATGATGGAGTTTATTGATGCTTGGTCTCAAGGCATTGGATCCTCTTCTAAATTTGCAGATGACATGGCTGATGCCATGAATTTGCCAAGAGACAAGCATAAACAACAAAAAGCCTCCACCAAGTTGCAAGAATTGTGGGAAAAATTGTGCAGCCATAAAATTTTAATTTTAAAATCTATAATTGGGATTGTTTTGGCTTTAATTACTGCATATGGTGGTTATAAGGCCTATAAGAAATTTTTTGGAAAGAAGAAAGAAACTGAAGGTGAAGATGTTGAAACAAGCGGTGCATACCATGGCAGTGCCAAGAAGAAACCTGTCATTAAATTAAAAGTTAAAGCTGAAGAAGAAACCCAGTCAGTTATAAATATGACACAGGTTGTGAAGAAGAATTTAGTTCTTTTTGGTATTGGCAAACCTGAGGCTGTGGATGTTCATTGGAATGTTAATGCTCTTGGTGTGAAAGATGAATGGCTTCTTGTTCCATCACATGCCTTTAAATTTGAGGAAGATTATGAATCCAAAGAATTTTATGTTGATAGAAATGGAGTTATATATTCTGCTAAAACTGGTAGTGTTCAAATTTTTCAATTGGATGTTGGTTTTCAAGATGTGGTTTTAATGAAGATTCCTAGTTTACCAAAATTTAAAGATATAACACACCATTTTATTCAGAAGAAAGATTTAGATTTGGCAGTTAATAGATTGGCTACTTTGGTTACATCTTGTCAAGGTACTCCTATGATGATATCTGAGGGTTCTTTAAAATATGAAGATAAGTATACTTATAATCATAGAAAGGATGATGGCTCTGTGGTTGAGATGACCATTGGGGCTGCCTGGAGAGGAACTGGAGAAGGGACTGCTGGTATGTGTGGAGGTGCTTTGATATCTGCCAATCAAAAGATTCAAAATGCTATAATAGGGATTCATGTTGCTGGGGGGAAAAATACAATGATTTCAAAAGTGATTGTTAGAGAGATGTTTGATAATATTGAGCAGCAAAAAATTGAATCTCAGAGAATTGCAAAAATTGAATTTACCCAATGTAGTGTGAATATGATCTCCAAAACGCTTATTCACAAGAGTCCTATTCATGATTATATTGATGGTGAGAAAATTAATTATCCTGCAGCCATGCCTTTTTCAAAGAAGAACGAAATTGATCCCATTCAAGTAATGTTGTCAAAGTATTCAGTGCCAATTGCTAAAGAACCATGGTTTTATGAGGAGATGTTTAATTACTATTTAGAAAAAGTTCAAGGTTTGCCTTATGTGATAGATGATCAGCTTACAATTGAGGAGGCTATTGAAGGAGTTGAGGGGATTGAACCGATTAATATGAAAAGTTCTCCCGGCCTACCATATGTTGTTGATCATTTAAGAAAAGATGATTTAATTTGGAAAGATGATAAAGGAAAAGTGATAATGATTCATCCATTTTTAAAGCAGAGAATTGAAATGAATTTGGCTTTTATGGATAATGGTTCTGGTATGGATGTGGTTTATGTTACTTGCCCTAAGGATGAATTGAGACCTCTTGAAAAAGTTTTAGAATCAAAGACTAGAGCGATTGAAGCCTGTCCTTTAGATTTTACTATAATTTGTAGAATGCTTTGGGGTCCTGCAATATCCTATTTTCAGTTGAATCCTGGTTTTCATACTGGTGTGGCTGTTGGATTAGATCCTGATTCAGATTGGAATTCATTGTTTAAAAAAATGAAATTGATTGGAGATTATGGATTGGATTTAGATTTTTCCGGATTTGATGCCAGTGTGAGTCCTTTTATGATAGATTATGCATGTTTAGTTTTGTCCCAAATTTCAGGTATTTCAATGAGAGATCATATTGCCTTATATAAGGCAATTGCATTTTCAAGTCATCAAATTTTGAACATGAGATATTATGTTCACGGATCCATGCCATCTGGGACTCCTTGCACTTCTCTTTTAAATTCAATAATTAATAATATAAATTTGCATTATGTTTTTACAAAAATTTTGGGAAAGTCACCAGTTTATTGGAAAGATAAGATACAATTTATTTGTTATGGTGATGATGTAATGGTGATTTTTTCCCGTGATTGTGAGATTGAAAATTTGGATTTGATGTGTAAGAGAGTGCAGGAGATTTTTAAACAGGATTTGGAAATGACAGTAACATCTGCTTCAAAGGGAGTGCCTAAAGTAGTACCTGTGGAAGAATTGACTTTTTTAAAGAGAAGTTTTAATTTTGTGCAAGGGATTGTGAGACCAGCAATTGCAGAAAAAACAATTTGGTCATTGATTGCCTGGAAAAGAAATGATGCTGAGTTTAAACAAAATTTGGAAACTGCTGCTTGGTTTGCTTTTATGCATGGATTTGAGTATTATGTTAAGTTTAAGAAGAAAGTTGATTTGATGTTGAGACATGCTAATTTGCCTGATAAGTTGCCTTCTTATACTTGGATGATGATGCGCTTTAAGGATTTAGATTTTACTAGAGATATAAAGTGATAGTTTGCTAAATTTAGTTATAGAATAAGTTTTAATGTTAAGATAGTTGAGTAAGTTAAGTAAGTTTTAGTTTTATAGTTAAGTTTAGTTGTGATTGAGTAAGTATAGGATTTTAATGTTAAGGTATTTTAGTTTAGAATTTATTTAGAGATAAATAAGTTTAGTGGCTAAGTATATTTTAGTGTTAAGAAATGTTTAATTGGGTTTTGTTTAATTTTGTTTTGGACAATTAAATATTGGGAAATCCATAAAAC